CTGTTGCATTTGCTGCATCTGCTGATCCATCGCCTGCATTTGCGCTTGTGCTTGCGGCGGCAATGGTTGCTCGCCTTCAGGCGCGTCTTGCAGGTTGGGCGGTATGATCTTGGCATAGCGCTCCGCCATCTTGTCGGCAAGCGGCATATCTTGGGCTTTCCAAAACAGGTCGCCTGCCACCTGCATAAACTGCGGGTCTTTAGCGGCTATATTGCCCATGACTTCGGCGGCTTCCTGGCGTTGGGTCTGGTAATTTGCGCCCGTCGTCACCACGACGTCGTAAATGCCGACGGTTGGGTTAAATGCCGCCTTAATGTCATCCTCAATAAGCTCTTGGTGGGCTTGCGGCATGTCCACATCAATGACCGCTTGCGACTCTTTGCCGTCCAATCCCAATATCCTTATTACGCGCCGGGTGTCATAAATCTTTGGGATCAAGTCCATGATGACAATGGCTTCATAGCGCAAGGCACGGAGCTGGTTGTCCGGAAAATGAAAGGTGGCGGTGTCGCCTTGTTGCTTTAAGCGCTGGATACCGATGCCGCTAGCCGCTTCCGACCGTATGCCAAAGTTGGCGTTATTCTGACCGCTTGCCGCCCGCATCTGCTCGGTGGCAATCTGGAGCATTTGGATTTGTGCGGAGGGCATGACCGCAGGCTCTTGGCGTTGCGGCTTTTCAAGCTGCCTGCCCTCAGCGTCATATTGCCGGTAAGGCAAATAGGCGGCGTTGGACTGGTTGGCGTTTTGCCACTGCCCCTCGAATCCATTTATGGACTCATGGGCGGCAATGTAGGGGATCTTGTTTTGTAGCGTGATGGTCTCGACCGCCGCACTAAAGCTGTAGTTGACGATGCGCTGAGCGTCCTTTAAGTCGCGCACCTCGCCTTTACGGGTCAATTGCCCGTCGACGACCAGCTCCTTGCCGACTGCGCTGACAATGGGCAGGTATTGCCCCGGCCACGCTATCTTTTCGACCGGCTTGTCCTCGCCACCCAACAGCACGCACCGCCACCATTGCTTGCGGATGGCCTTACGGGTCTTGGTGATGGGCGTAATGCCGTCATGGTCGGACTTATAGCAGGTACTGCCGTCCTCAAGCAGGCACACGTCTACTTGTTTATGCTCACAGTACCAGTACACGGTACGGATGACTTCTTCGTTGTCCACCCAGTACTCTTCTTTTGCCCAACTCGACGGCTCGCAGTCGGGGTGCTCGCGCTTGCACCTGTCCTTGCTGATGCGCTCGCACATAAATCCCCACTCCGCATCGGACTTGTCGGGCAAGCGCGCGCTTGGATCAACAAGCACCTTGTTAAAATCGGGGATAGGGTAAACCTTGATGATCTGGTCAAAGCCGGTATCGGTCTCATACTCGGTGTCAATGTACCAATAGCCCTCGCCGCCATAGACGCATTGCTCAGCCGCTATGTCGTGGGCAACATCAGCATTGGACGATGCCCGGATGCTCCTGAGCATACCCTCGATAATATCCGCCGCTTTCTTGTGGGCGTTAAGCCCGCCCGGTATGACCTTGGTCTCAGGGCGTGACATCCGCATGTTGTTGATGACTTGGTTGCAGTGTTGGGCGCTGATATTGATCGTATAACGGGGCTTGGTGTTGTTGCGTGCAGCCTCTGGGTACTGGTAAAAATTATCCGAATCCCCCATCACAAACTTAGTGTCCTCGTTGCTCAGCCGCCTAGACTCGCTCAGCGCGTCCATTGCGCGGCTGTACCTCTCGCGGGCTTCGGTGCAGATTGACTCGGTCTTTTCGTGGTCTGCCATGTCCTAATACCAGTGGTTTGATTGTTGCGGGAGTTGTTCTGGCGGGGTGTAAGTTTCCTTGACCCGTGTAAGCCCTTGAAACAGCTCTGTCAGCGCGAATATCAGCGCATCAGCACGGTTTGGGCTTCGGTCGCCGGTGTAGCCAACAGTCGAGAATGCTACCAACTCGTCTTCAAGCTCACGGAAATAACCGATGTGCCGCACCTTGCCTTGCTCATACAACGCACTCATAGGCTCAGCCCTGACGTGCTTGCCCCGGCTAGACATAACGGCCTTGTAGGGTGTGCGCGGCCTTGCGGTCTGGATGGTATGCCTGACCATATCGCCGCCAAAGTTGGCCTCGCCTACAATCAGGTCAGCCGCATGGCGGTCAAATGCGCTGGTGGCTATCCTGCCCCATGTACCAGGCCCTGCCTTGACGGTGCAATCCTCGATAAGGTAGGCATTGCCGTCCTGCCCAAGGCCGACGACACAAATGCCTATAGCGTCATTGTCCGCATTGTCGATATCGCCAGAGCCGCTGGGGTCTACCGCCACGATGACGCGGACAAAATCAGGCACGATGCCATCAAGCACCCGCCAGGTGTCAATATCGGACTCGTTAAACAATGCGTTGGGTGTCGCATCCGCGAATTCACCCAACAAAAAACGCTTTTGCAACCGTGCCGATTGCCCCTTGAGCGTGTCGAGGTAGCCTTCCGCGAGGTTGTCGACGTTATCGGCTGGGTTTAGCCTGTACGACAGGTAATTGTCAGGGTTTGAAAGGGGTAGGTTAGTTTCAGGGTCGACTTTTTTGATGTACAGCTTGTACGACCAATGGGCTTTGTTTGGCGGGTTTTCGTCTTCGTACAGCTTTAGCTTTAGCGGCTTGCCGTCCAGGCACATGACTTTTTGGGCAAGCCGTGTGATAGCTATCTGGCGTGATGAGTAGGGTATTTGGCTACCCTCATTGAGGTAGATAGTCGCAAACTCTTTTCCAAGTATCTTTTCTGTCCGCTCTTTGTCATCCAGCCCACCAAACCATATCTCTGAGCCGTTATACAACCTCGCTACCCAATCAGTCTTGTTGACCTCATACGTAACGCCAGGGAAGGCCAATGCCATAATTTTCGGGAAGGTCTCCAGCACGATTGACGACTTGACCGCGTTGAAGCGGTAACGAAATATAGCATGGCGCGACAGCGGGGCTTTGATCGCCCTTGCCGCTATTGTCCTGACGATAAGGGCGGTTTTCCCAGACCTGCCGCCGCCAAACAACATGTTGAAAGTGGCATCCGACATTAGCACGGCCTTTTCGGCTTCCCGCTGTTTGGCGGTTAGCCTAAAGCTGCTTGTCATTGTTGTTTAGATAAATGACAGTAGGCGGTGGCGGTGGCTCTGCCGCGTCTTTTTCGCGCCAGCCCAATTGGGTTTTGCAATAAAACGTAATAGCGGCGGTATCGCCCGAATCTATCTTGTCACGTAAACGCCGCGTGACAAATTGCCCCGCTTCAGCCTTGCCTTCGCCGATCTCTTTGGCGTAATGTTTGACCAACACCTTATCGTCGACAAGGCCGACCAAATAACACATGCTTTTTAGCGGGATACCAAGCCCTGCGGCCTCTTTGATCGTGACCCGCTGCTCTGGCGTTGGGATATGCTCGGGTCTTCCGGCCTTCATAATTCGGGGTTTGCTGTCAACTGTGAGTTTACAATAATGGCAATTATATAACTCATTGTTTCAAATTAGTAAACAATTAGAGATGCCTTGCCCTCCTTTATTACCAATTCAGCCCTTTACCAGCCGTTAAATCGTTAAAATTTACCATTTCAGCAGCCCCTATACGTGTTTTTTAAAGAGAAAAAGTTTAACCAGTACACTTGCTGCACCCCACCATAAAAACGCCTTAAATCGCACCTACGTCCATCCACAAAACCTCCAAACCCAAAAGCGCATCCGCGACCTGCAAACTGACATCCGCTTTCCGGCTTTCCCGTCCTGCCTTCGCCGCCGCAATCACCTCACGCCCATAATCCACGCACAAGCGCATGACCGCGATCCGCTTCGTAATGTCGTGGCTGTCCCCGCCCTCGATGTACGCATCCATCCATAACCTGTACGTTTGCGCCTTCCTGCGCTCGACCCGCAAGGTTTCATTCGCGAGCGCGGTTTCAATCCCCATTTATTTTTTCTCCCAGGACACGAGCCTTACTCTTCCAAACGCGGCGGACAACGCCTTTAGTGTTTCCGCAAGGTGTGGGCATTGTGCTTGCAGCCGTTGCCATTCGGCGCGCTTGTCAGAAGCAGCCACAATTACGGCAACCCGGTAAATTTTCGTAAAGGTGGCGGTATACCGTTTCATAAGCCTCATGCGTCGAAACCCCTAGGTGCTCAGCATCATAATCGGCATAAAATCCGACAAGCCGCTCCATCCTTGCCTTTATTGATGGATTTCCGTTGTAGCCATACCAAATTTCGTTTGCACAAAAATACGGCGCTCCGCCATTGTCCGTAATCGACGACACCTCTTTTTCAAGTTGTTTTAATCCAGGGACAACATCCAATAATTCAACCCACCTTGCATTTTTAACGATGTCTCTCAAAATAACCTCGGTTTTTACTGT